AGAGCGGCTCGCTTAAGCTAAAGCAGTTCTTCAGTGACAAGGGTAAAAAGATAAACATTGCTACTCTGCGCAGGCTAGACAACCTTGCGACCATGCGTATATTTACTAAAGCTAAAGTAATAGACAAGGCAGAAGATACAGTAATGGCTAGAAAACCTGCTGAGCTAATACGTAGCAAAGATAGGCAGAAAGAGCTTAAAGAGCTGTATATCAGAGACGCTAACTCCAGAGCTGGAGCTTTAGCCTTAACCGACTTTAAAGGTACATCTCTTAAAGGCAAGGCAACCTCTCGTAATAGAGCAGAGAACTCCTTTGACAAGAGGACCCATATTATTGACCCTGTCACAGGAGAGTCTAGGAATACGATGTTGTATGACCCTGACCATCTTGTATATCAAGAGAGGCTAGACTTTCTAAAATCAAGTAAGATACTGAGCAATGATCAAAAAGATTTTATTGAAAACTTTGCTAACTCTCTTGATGACACTATGTCTATTAACCAACAGACAGCTGTAGTAGAGAACCTTCGTATTAACTTTGAACGCTACTATAACCCCAAAGCGAAGTCTTATAAGCAGCCTTGGGAAAACCTAGAAGCGGTCACTAGAAGTGAGATGGTTAACTCTGTAGTTAACGTGTCAAGAATACTTGATAGACGCTCTCGCTCTAGGTCAAGAAAGTTTGACGGTTTCTCTGCCGGAGACCCTGATGCTAAAATTAGCATTGGAGGCAAGCTAGTTAGTTTTGATGAGTTAGCGGCAGATATTAATAAGAATCAAAAGTTTGTAGATGGTTGGAAAGATAGTACTGGTAGGAAACTTGCCCGGAGCGCTTACTTTAAAGGCAGGTCACCTATGCGTACTTACTTCTTCCCTCCTCTTAACGTCAAGCTAGTTCCTGACATAAAGCCAAGGAAGTGGCTTGAGAGCGTAGTAGGTGAATGGTGGACTAAGAAAATGCTTGGTGAACCTACCGAAAGACTAGTTGAGGAGTATACAAGAAAACTTAAAAACAAGGTTAATATAAAAGCCCACATCTACAATGAGCTTGAAAAACTCTCTATCAACAGAATGTACAGAAAGGCCTTAAAAGAAAATCTGGATGATAACTTTAAAAATGGAGCCGCTATTGATTCTTTAGCAAGCTCGATGAAGACTGTAGCAGAAGGTCAAACTACTGACTACGATTCACTTGCCATTACTCTTGGTAAAGGGATGATAGGTGAGAAAGGTTCTTTGAAGAACGGCAAGATAGGCAAGTACCCTCTTATTCTACCTTTTAAAGACAAACCAACCACTAAGCAATATCATAAAGTTGGGTCTAAACTGCTCAATGGTTTAGAAAAGCAAGGCAAGATTAAACTAGGTTACCGAGGCGTCACTCGTAGGGCAGTCAATGATTTAGAGACAGGTAGACCCGGAGGACCTTGGAGAGACACTCTGAGCCGAGAGGTAACTATTGTTGATCCTGAAATGCTAGCGCTTCAAGATGCACACAGGAGACTATATGTAGCTAGGCGAATAGGTATTATTGAAGATAAGGGTGAGTTAATCGCTCTTCCCGGTCATGGACACTATCGCACTAAGAATGGTTCAGTAACAGGTAATTCAGTTATTACTAAAAGGGCTGGAGCTAACTACGACAAGGTTCGCCTTGATAGGGATATGATAGACGAGATAAACCACGCTAATAATTTTGAGTGGGAAGTAGATAAAGAATTTAGTTCCTTTATGCTGGACCTAGCAAGGTTCAGAGACCCTAGAGGGAATGTAAAGAAGTATGACGAACTTAACGGGTTCCGACAGATAGTCTTAGATCGTGGAGATCAAGGGCTGGGTATGATGGAAACAGTTAAGTGGCACCTTAATAGGGGCAAGTCTTTTAAGAATTCCCATCAGATAGATGGTCGTGGAAGGATATACGCTAACGGATACTTAACTCCTACTGGAGGAGAGTTTGTTAGGCCCTTCCTTAACACAAAGAAAGTATCCCCTATGGGAGAAGGGGGCTGGGTTAATTTTCAAGAGCAAGTAGGTTCTTTACTTGGGCCTGCTACCGAGGCGTTAACTAACCCCGGTAGGTTTGCAATTTTTGAACGGAATAGAAAAGAGCTACTCGAACTGGGTAGACTACTTCAATCTAATACTCAACGAGATTCTCGTATAAGAAGTGCCTTGGAACATCCTCTAGTGGTAGGGATAGATCCTGTAGAGCACCCAAAGCTCATGCGGCTTGCTCTTGAGTATGCAAGAATTAACGACCACGTAGGAGGTGATCTCAGCGATCTAAAGAGGTTATCTACTTATAAGACTCAGTTACCTATTGAAATTGATGCGTCTGCTTCAGGAGCTCAAATGATTGCTCTAAGTACTCGCAACAAAAGCTTAGGCTGGGAATCTAATGTGATGGCGACCCCTAAGAAGAATAGACTCTATGACACTATGGCTATGGATACTGTAGCCGACCCTAGATTCCAACGTATTAACGATCTTGTAGACGATATTACGTGGGAAGACCTTTCTAAAGCTGCTAAGGCTCAGAACATGGTCTCATTCTATGGTGCTGGTAGAGCTACTCAAGCTAACAACATAGCAGATAAGTTTGCTAAAACCTTGTTAGAAAAAGACAAGCTAGTTGTTGTTCGTAACAGAACTAGCAATACCCCAAAAGATGCTCTGTCTCTTAATGAGATTAACAAATCTATCGACAATCACATTAAAGACGCAGAGAAACTTAGAGCAACAGAAACTGTAAGGGAGCTTCAAGACCTTAAGGACGAAATAAACAATGTCGTTCTTAAAGAATCCCCTATAGGTAATAGAATGCTTCATATGTCTAAGGATGTTCATCCAGACGTAGAAGATTTTGTTGAGAAACTAACAGCAGGTAGATCTAAGTTAGTTGGACCTAATGAGTTCAAACTGATATCAGATATTATGGCTGAGAAGCTGTCTCAACGCGCACCTATTACTGACAAGTTCATTGGCTTCTGGAAAGGAGCCGCTGAAGAGTTCATCGTAGATACCGGGAAGGTAGATATCCCTTGGTATACTTTTGATGGCAAAAAGCTCTATCAACGCTACCGCCCTACGGTGGAAGAGCGCATAGAGTTTACCGACCCTGTGACTGGACGAAAAGTCTACAATGTCTACAAAGACTCTGTAACTGACGGAAAGTTCAAGGGTAAATCGTCAATCAATGATGCAAAGAGCGGTTACGGTGTAAACGGTAATCACTCCAATGATGCGGCGATTGTTCGAGGGTTCCATTTATGGGGCCGGAAGAATAAAATAGAAACTGCAACCATCCATGATGCTTTCTTCGTTAATGTAGGAGAAGCAACAAAGGCTAAGGACGCTTTAAGACACCTATACGCTGATGCGGTAGAGTCTGACACCGTCCTTAAGACCCTCAAGGCAATGCGCGATGAGGGACTCTCTGAGAAGGCTTACCAAAGACTACTCGCCAAGGCCAAGCAAGATGGATTGATAGTAGAGAGTGGCGGTATGACCCGCAATGATATTCTCGCACCTATACCTATAGGTGAAAGCTGGTATGGTATAGGACCATAACCTTAGTCTGTGACAACAACAATAATTGGCCTGTGGCCTAGGAGTACAAAATGAGCGATGAAACTAATAATAATGAAGTAACTGAAATGGAACCCACTATGGAAACTGAAGCATCAGCTGGTGCCGACCTCTCCTCACCTGAAGCACAAAAGATGATTGAGAGTATGGTAGCAGAGCAATTAGCTCAAATGAAAGACAATATGAACAAGATGTCTAAGCAACGTGATGACGCTATGAGGAAGTCGGTTGAACTTGAGGAATCAGCTAAAGCCGCTAAACTGGAGAAGCTTGAAGCAGAAGGTAAAACTTCTGAAGCCCTTCAGATGAAGCTGGACGAAGCCCTTGCTCGAGTAGACTCTCTTTCAGGTATTAATACTACCTTAACTCGTGACCATCAAGTTGACAGGATTCTTGGAGAACAGCAATTTCGTAATGCTACGGCAAAAGAAATGGCTAAGGCTCAGATTGTCAATGAGTTAAAGCAAGATGCTGAAGGTGCGTGGGTTCACGCTACAGGTGCATCATTAGGTGAATTTGTTCAAGCCTTCGCTAAAGACGAAGAAAACGCTTTTCTTTTCAAACCTAAGCAGTCTACTGGGGCCGCTGCAATGCAGCACCAAGGTGTTGAAGGTGGTGTAAGCTCTAAGAGCGATAAGCCCGTTACTGAAATGTCTTTTGAAGACTTTGTTCGTAACAACCCTAACCCCCAAACTAACGACTTCGGGTTTTAATTAATAATTATAATCTTTTAAGGAGATTTTACACATGGCACTTTCTGATTTTACTTCCGGTGTTGCCGGTTCTACAATGAAGTTTCAGGTTCAGCGATACGTTGGTGACTACGCTCACGAAATGTATACTAACGCTAAGAAGCTGTCTGGTACAGCTATCGTAGGCGCTAGCGCTGAGATTAACACTAGCATCGAAGACTACCTTGGTCAAGCTCGCTGGTACAAGCCGCTGATGGCAAACATTAACGTTCCAAGCGTTACTGATGCTACAGCTGGAACTTACACCGAGACTGACACTGCATTCTACAAGTACGCCAAGACGGTTCGTACTCACGGTGCAAAAGAAGTCAACGTACAAAAGGTTATCTCACAAGAAGACGGGCTGGCTAAGATTGCTCGTGACTTTGGTGAGACTAAAGCACAAGACGAGCACAACTCTATCCTTGAGTCACTCAACGGAGTAGCGGCTTACGAGGTTTCTCGTGGTGGCGGTATCACTTCTTTCAACACTGATTGTGATGACGTTAACACTGGCTTCTACGTAGACGTAAACGCTCTTGGCGAGTTCGGCGCAGCTGCAACTAGCTCTGATGATGAGCGCAAGCTTATCGACAGCGATCCTGCTGTTAAAGGCGCTGCTCGTGGTGAGCGACTGTTCAAGGCTATGGGAATGGCTTGGAAGGACTACGAAGCTCCCTTCTACTACATGATTACGTCTCCAGAGACTCTGGCTGACCTTCGTGGTGCTAACCTTGTTGACGACATTACGATTACCGAAGGTAACCTCGTATTCAACACTATCTTTAATGGCAAGTTCCGCCTGTTGCTTACCCGCGCAGTTGGTAACGACCAGTCTTCATCTGCTAACGTTAACGATCAGTCTGCAAAGACTACGTTCATCTGTAAGCCTGATGCTTTGACTCTTAAGCCACTGGCTGTACCTATGCCTGTAGAAATGGACCGAGCAGCAGCTGCTCACGGTGGTTCAGGTACTACTGACATCTGGTATCGTTGGGGCTACGTATGTCACCCAATGGGCTACTCTTGGGATGGCTCTGAAGTACAGTTTATTCAAACCTCCGGTACTGGCGGTTATGACCAAGCTGACTCTTGGGTACGCAGTGAAGCAGGTTACCTGAACTTAGGCATCCTCCCGATCTTACACTCTTAATAACAGAAGGGGTGGTTCATGGCTATCAAACTAAACATGAATAGCTATGTCACCTTGGATGAAGCTAACGCATACTTTATCGACCGCTCAAACAGTAACAAGTGGCACCTTCTTAATAACAATGAGAAGGAAGAGTATCTTACTACTGCTACTGGTTACCTTGACGACGTTGTAACGTATGTCGGTGTCGCCGTGTCCACCTCTCAGCCTCTTGCGTGGCCCCGTGAAGGTTCTTACTTTGATGACAGATACAATAGTACTGTTGCCTTTGAGGAACCTGAACGACCCTTTAGACTGCAAAAGGCTACTTTTGAGATGGCGATGCACCTTATTGAGAACCCTTGTGTTCTGGATACCACTGCACAAGCAGAGAGTATAGCCGTAGCATCTATTAAACTAACTAAGATACAATACCCTGCCAGACTTCCTCACCTTGTTCGTAGAGCATTAGGTGAATTAGCGGAGTTTGGAGGCCTAACCCCTTGGAGGGCTTGGTGATGGGACTGTGTCTAGGAAGCTTATTAGACGGCTCGTTAGACCTAGCATTTGATATGGTAGGTGCTTTCACAGCCGAGATGTACTTTAAATGTGATGCTGAATCAACTTACGACCCTACAACCTCTAAAGTAATAGAGAGGACGGAAACGTCTCCTGTATTCAAAGGGATTATAGGTAAGGCCAAGGATAACTTCCTTACAAGCGCTGGAGTAGCACCTGTGACTGAAAAGTTAGAGGTTACTGTTAAGCGCAAGGATATACCCGAGGACTACTCTAAGTTTGACACTATTCACTTTCAAGGTGCTGATCATCGTATAATTAACTATACTGATGACGGCTATATTATTCTATTCATTGTATCAACTAGATAAGGAGGTTTGTATGGCTAGTTATACAGAACTCTTATCTTCTATAGACGCTGTATTTGCTTCTGGCTCTTGGACTTCACTTGGAGTTGATTCTTTCCCTGCTAACTTTTGGCCTCACACAGTACCGGATGAGTTTGTTATTTATGAGATAATACCTGCATCCTTGCCTGTCCCTGAGTATTCAAAGCCAACTTATAAGAAGGGAATGATCATAATCCAAATATACACTAGGTCTAACAAAGGCCTAGCAAGATGCTATGAGATCGCAGATAAGCTATCTACATTGTTTGATTCAAATTATAGTAACTCTACACAATTGCATGACGGTATCCTCAACATTAGAGGAATCGATAAGGCCGACACTAGTTTATTCAGGGCTGACTACAGCCTAGAGTTTAACTCTTTTTAAATAAAATTTTCAGGAGAAAAATAAATGCCTAATATTACTTCAATCGGTGCGGGAATGTATACATCCCTCACTTACCTCGAGATGCCTGTAGTTAAAGGTGCAGGTACCGCTGGTTCTATCATCGGTACAGGCGATGACCCTTCAGCTTGGGCTGCAGAGTTCGAGACTATCGGTACACCTTGGACAGTTGGCGCTACTGCCGCTGACTTCGGTCGTATCCGTGAGTTCCCGAATCTAGGTATTCCCGCTAACATCGTAAACGTTCCTCAGTACGGACAAGCAGTATCTTCACAGATCGCTGGTCAGTCTGATGCGCCTTCTATGGACTTCACTTTCAACTATGTTCCTTCAGAGCACGCGTTCA